CCTACATAGAATAAATCTACACTATTGTGCTTTTTGGGATATCAACCTTTCGGGACATCGCGCCACGTTAAACACTAACGTCTTGTTCCTCATGCGCGTCTAAGTCGGGAGTTAGGAACTGTTCCTCGTAACTTAGTGGAAGACTCAAGCTATTATTTTTCCATTTATTATATAAATCTGACCAATTAAAACCATTAAAAACTTTTTGATCGGCTTTAACGGCTAATTTTTCTCTTGCCTGTTCGAAAACATTTTTGCCATGGAAAAACAATTCAATCAGCACCCCGCGAACGGTACTGTCTTCAGCAATTTTAGCTTTCTTTCCTGTATTTTTAGTCCAATTCAATATGTCGCAAACGACATCATAATCCAATTGACCAACATAAACATCTTCGAATTGGACTGGTGTTCTACCCAAGAAAGCTGATTCTTGCATTTTGACAAACTTTTTTGTCACAGACTTCTTGTCAATGTCTGTATAGATAATCCCAACATCCGCATATACCTGGCTCAGCGTTACATTATTGAATTTGTCCGATATATCTGGACTAACACTAAGCCATAAGTCATCTCCGTATGTTAAAACGTCTACTTCTTCTTTAAATTTGTTGTAATTACTCTTTGGGAATATACGCTTATAAGCCATATAAACATACATGACATTGCAGATGGTATTTATTACAACTGTCAGGGGATGGCCAGAAGGCGAGCCACTTGGAACCCTGAAGACACAATCATAGGCAGCGTTCAAACAACTAACTGCTTCTTTTTGCAAGACTTTTCGCATAAATGCGTTTTGTTCTTTATCATCGGAGTCTCCCTTATCATATTTATTGTACCAGCTATTGATAATAGAATACACACGCACAACAACTTCATTTTGAAGCGTGGGACCGAAGTTTTTAATGTCACCACAAATAATGTTGTCGTGCCAGCGCATTTTTGCGCACATTTTAGCAAAATCCGAACCCAAACAATCAACACCAACTGCAGAGAATGATTTAAGTTTGTTTTGGTAAAAACATGCAGTAAAATCTTGTGTCAATCTCCGAGTTGCGAAAGTATACTCCACTGGGCCGCCTTGTATCAATCTCGGTTTGTGAATTTTCGCTTCAGACTTTCTCTCATCTTTCCCAACACAATGAAATATAGTCAAAGGCACTTCACCATTCTTCCTTTTATCCATATTTTTCTCATGTAAATCGCGAAGTTCCGGATCCACAATCACACTCCTCTTGTTCTTATCTTCAACAATCTTAATAAGTTGTTTTTTGTTGTGGTATTTATAGTTTAGTGGAAAACCAACGCTGGTGTTAAGATCCATACCATTCATGTTTTTAATATTAGTAACTCCGAGGATAGCTTCTTCCAAAGTTCTTCTACCTTTAACCTTAAAATCTGGCACGAAAGTGCACAATATTTCATCTCTTA